ACCGAGCTGGACCAGTGGTCGGAGAAATACGGCGAGCGTGTCGTGATGCGTTGGGCGACGTGGCGGATCGTCCAGATGCATGCCGCTGCCGAACGCATGGTCGTGGATGTGTCGAAGTCTGATTCGGCGTTCACGCACGACGGCTGTGAAACCACTGAACGGCACATCGGGAATACCCGGCGAGCCGCGAGGAACCAGGGCCGGTACGTCCTTGAGAAGCCTTCAAGGAACCAGAAGATCGACCTTGCTGTCTGTTCAATCATCTGTCATGAAGCCGCTTGTGACGTGACCGCTGCCGGGCTTTGGCCGCGGATCCGGTCCGGCGGCATGGTCGTCTACCGCTAGGGGGTTGCTGTGGCTCGTGAACCCCTGGGCTGGGTTGGCCTGCTCGAAGCGCACCGGTTGAAGCAGCTTCCGAAGCTGAAGCTCCTCTCGTCGTACTACGAGGGCGAGCAGCCATTGAAGTACATGGCGGCGGCCCTCGAAGAGGAATTCGGCGAGCGTTTGACGGCGCTGGTGATCAACTGGCCTCAGATGGCCGTTAAAGCGTATGAGAACCGCCTGGATGTCGAAGGGTTCCGGCTTCCCGATCAGGGCAAGTCCGATAAGGACCTGTGGAGGATGTGGCAGGTCAACAATCTCGATGAGGAGTCGTCGCAGGCGCATCTCGAGGCGTTGATCAACGGCCGATCGTACGCGATCGTCGGCGAAAACGAAGATGACCCGGAGAATCCGATCATCACGGTCGAGCATCCTTCCCAGGTCACGACGTACCGTGACCCGCGAACCCGGAAGGTCTTGTGGGGCCTGAAGCGGTGGACTGAGGACGAGGACCCGTCCCACCCGATTGAGAACGCCGCGCTTTACAACCCGGACACCACGTACTACTACGTGATGGAGTCCGGGAAGTGGACCCTCACCGATACCGACAATCATGACCGGGGAATGAACCCCGTCGTGCCGCTGCTGAACAGCCCTCGGATGCTGGACCCGCTCGGGACGAGCCTGTTCAAGCCGATCATCCCGATTGCGAACGCCGCCAACAAGATGGCGACGGACATGATGATCAGTGCCGAGTTCCACGCAATGCCACGGCGCTGGGTCGTCGGCATGGACGAGAACGACTGGAAGGACCAAGACGGCAACCCGGTCTCGAACTGGTCGAAGGTCGCGGGCCGGGTCTGGGCTGCTGACCGTATGCCGTCTGAGGTGCAGATGGGCCAGTTCGCGGAGGCGGACCTGACGAACTTCCAGAGCTCCGTCAAGATGCTCGCGCAGTTGGCGGTGCAGTTGCTTGGGCTCCCGCCGCACTACAACGGGTTCACCAGTGAAAACCCGGCCTCAGCTGACGCGATTCGCTCCAGTGAAGCGCAGATGGTCAAGGGCGCCGAGCGTATGCAGCGGACCTTCGGCGGCAGTTGGGAGCAGACGATGCGTAATGGCCGCCTGATTGCTACTGGTACCGACGACCCGAGGATGCGGCAGCTGGAGACGATCTGGCGCGACGCCTCCACGCCCACGGTCGCGCAGAAGGCCGACGCGTCAACGAAGAAGTTCACTGCAGGAATCGTTCCACTGAGGCAAACCCGCCAAGATCTCGGCTACACGGACACGCAGATCGAACTCATGGAAGACGAGGACGAGAAGGCCCGCCAGCGGGACCCGGTCGGGAAGATCGCGCGTCAGTTCGCGGAGGTGAGAGATGACTCCGCTGCAGACGGCGCTGGCGAGACGGGGCCGGCAGCAGGAGTTGACGGCGGACCTGCGGGCTGAGGCCGGACGGTTGTGGGCGTCGGTGGACCGGTCGAACATCCGGGACTCCTGGACGTCGATGCTCAGCCGGATCGTGGTCCTGTTGGCGGCGATCCAGCAGATCGCTGCAGGTGAAGCCGAGGGGTACGTGCTGGCGGCGCTGGAGGCGCAGAACGTCGACACCGACTCGCACGGCCAGGTGCGACCGGACGGGTTCGCAGGGTTCGCCTCCGATGGACGGCCCCTCGATTCGTTGATGTACCAGCCGGTTCCGGCGACGTTGACCGCTATCGAGGCGGGCGCGTCGCAGGCGCAGGCGATGGCGACCGGTTGGGCTGTCCTGGACATGATCCTCAGCACCCAGGTCGCCGATAGTTTCCGTGCATCGGCGAGTGTCGCTATGGCGACGAAACCGAAGGTCACTCGGTACGTCCGGATGCTCGTCCCGCCCTCGTGCAGTCGCTGCGCGATCCTGGCGGGCGAATACTCGTACCGGACTCCGTTCAAACGACATCCTCGGTGTGACTGTGTGGGCATCCCTGCGACGGAAGCGACATCGGGCGACCTGGTGACCGATGCGCGCGTCGACCCGAAGGACTACTTCAACAGTCTGAGCCGCTCCGAGCAGGACCGGGTGTTCACCGAAGGCGGCGCGCAGGCCATCCGCGACGGGGCCGACATTTACCGGGTCGTCAACGCCCGCCGTAAGGCCGCCGGTCTCCAGTCTGCCGCGGAGAACCAGTTGGGTCTGCTGCGCCAACAGGGGACCCTCAGCGATGTTCAAGCGCTCAGCGGCAACCCGAGGATCACGTTCTCCCGCACCATCTCGCAGGACCGCCGCGACAAGCGGGTCCGGGTCATGCCGGAGACGATCTACCGGATCGCCCGGGACCGTGACCACGCCATTGAGCTGTTGAAAGCCAACGGCTTCATCACCGAGGACTACCGCGACCGCCTGATGCGCGTCCGCGGGTTCGTGTAAACCGACTGCTCGGCGCGATGCCGGGCCCGACTGTGAGGAGTCAGGCGCGATGCCCGACGACATCATCGAAACCCAGCCCGTCCCGGAGACCCAACCGGCTCCGGTCGAGGCTCCGCCGGCGGACGAGCCGCTCGGCGAGAAGGGCCTGAGGGCCCTCCAGGAAGAGCGTGAGGCTCGAAAGGCGCTGGAGAAGCAGGTCGCGGAGTTCGCGCCCCTGCTGGAACTGGCGAAGGGCCTCCGCGGCGCGGTACCCGGCGAGGAACCCTCCGACATGGAGAAACTCGCCGCCGAGCTCGAGGAGTTCAAGGCCGAGGCCGCGAAGGAGCGGCTTTCGCGGCTCCGTATCGAAGTCGCGACCGCCGCCGAGCTCCCGCTGGAGCTTGCCGCTCGACTCCAGGGGGCCACCGCTGAGGAGCTGAAGGCTGACGCCGAGGCGCTGAAGGCGCTGCTCCCCACCCAGACCACTCCCGACGTCCCGAAGGGGCCGAGGGGTGACCCCGCTCAGGGCGCGAGGCCCGGCGGGACCGCGGGCGGCATCCAATCCGGTGCCGCCAAATACGAGGCCCGCAAGCAGCAGCCTCCGACCTACTAGACGCCCGGGCCACCGGGTGGAAGGAGAACACCATGGACCTGAGTATCCGGTCCGAGACGTTCGCCGCTGACGACCAGACCTGGCTGGGCTCTGCCCACGGGACGTCGTCTGCCCGGTCGATCACTCTCGACACCTCCGCGTTCACGGAGGCCACGCACTACCCGGACGGGTTCTTCACCAGCGGTCTGCCGCTGGGCAAGATCACCGCCACGGGCAAGTACGCGCCGTACTCCAACGCCGCCGTGGACGGGACGGAGACCCTCGTGGGTTTCCTCCTATCCCCCGTCAAGGCGCCCGCGGCCACCACCACCGATGTGGTCGGTGCGCTGCTCATCCACGGGATCATCGTGGAAGCCAACCTGCCCGTCGCTGTCGACGCCGCCGGTAAGACCGACGTCGCCGGCCGGATCACGTTCGTCTAGAAGGGGGTTTGAGACATGTTTCTGAACACTGATTACATCGACCCTGCCGAACTGACGGGCTACGCCCGGGCCGCTGCCGCGGACCTGGACATCAACCAGTTCACGCTCTCGCGTTGGCTGCCCAACCGGCTCGTGGACGACCTCGAGTACCGGTTCGCGCGTGGCGGCGACGGCCTCGCGGACGCCGCGACGTTCCGCGCCTACGACGCCGAGTCGCCGATCGGTTCCCGTCCGGGTATCTCCCGGGTGACCGGTGAACTGCCGCCGATCTCCCGCAAGATCCGCCTCGGCGAGTACGAGCGGCTGCGGCAGCGGAAGCTCG